AGAGACTGGTCGTATCTATCTGATGAATCTTGACCATTGTAATTCACATTCATCCTTCAAGGATAAGGTGAACATGTCTAACCTGTGTCAAGAGATCACACTACCTACTGATCCTATTAATCATATCGATGATGATGGTGGTGAGATTGCATTGTGTATTCTATCTGCAATCAACGTAGGAAAACTACGTGATCTTGATGAGATGGAAGACCTTGCCGACCTTGCTGTTCGTGGTCTTGAAGAACTGATTGACTATCAAGACTATCCTGTGGAAGCAGCACGTCGTAGCACCCTCTCACGCCGCTCTCTGGGCATTGGATTCATCGGTCTGGCACATTACCTAGCAAAACGTGGATTAAAGTATGACAACCCTGATGCATACAAGGAAGTTCATAAACTCACCGAAGCGTTTCAGTACAACCTTCTGAAAGCATCTAATCAGATCGCTAAGGAGAAGGGAGCATGTGATGGATACGAACGTACTAAGTATCATGATGGAATTCTACCTATCGATACATATAAACAGGAGGTTGACGAACTAGCAGCACCAGAGTACAATTATGATTGGGAAAGTCTTCGCGAATCTATCGCCGCCCACGGTCTTAGGCACTCAACATTGTCCGCACAGATGCCTTCGGAAAGCAGTTCCGTTGTGTCAAATGCAACCAATGGAATCGAACCACCTCGCGACTACCTGTCCATTAAAAAATCAAAGAAGGGACCTCTTAAACAGATTGTTCCACAATATAATTCATTAAAGAACAACTACACACTGCTGTGGGATATGCCTTCTAACGCGGGTTACATTCGTATTGTTGCAGTGATGCAGAAGTTCTTCGATCAGGCGATCAGTGGCAACTGGTCATACAATCCTACCCAGTTCAATGACAATGAGATTCCTGTGTCTGTGATGGCACAAGACTTCTTAACTACGTACAAGTATGGGTGGAAGACATCTTACTATCAGAACACCTATGATAATAAGAAGGATGAAGACACCGATGACACAGAACAGAAACTCAATGCCCTTGTCGATGACATTTTGAGTGGCGATGAGTCTGAGTGTGACGCCTGCAATGTCTAAGGAAATCACCATCACATTATGTGCAGAACTGCAAGAGGACTTCGAGTCCTACCTTGCAGTCTGTGAGTCTTTGGACTTCCCTCCAAGGATAAATTCATTTTTAAATTATGTCACAAACTACGGAACATACGGAGCAGAGAATGGGAGTCACAGTCTTCAACAGCAGGAAGGTTGACACTAAAAAACAACCGATGTTCTTCGGAGCACCGCTAGGTATGCAGCAGTATGCCGAGTTCAAGTATCCTGATTTTGATAAACTAACTCAGACACAACTCGGATACTTTTGGAGACCCGAAGAAGTATCACTACAAAAAGATAGAGTAGACTACAAAACTCTTAATGCACAGCAACAACACATCTATACTTCTAACTTGAAGTATCAGATCCTTCTAGATTCTGTACAAGGTCGTGGACCTGGTATGGCATTCTCACCATACTGTTCTCTGCCAGAACTAGAAGGTGCCATGGGTGTGTGGCAGTTCATGGAACAGATTCATTCTCGTTCCTATACACACATCATCAAGAATGTATATCCTGATCCCTCCATTGTTCTGGATACTACACTAGACGAACCACAAATTCTTAGACGTGCTAAGTCTGTTACCAAAGCATACGATGTGTTCTTGAATGCAGTAGGTTCATGGGCAGAGGGTGACATGTGGTCTAAGGATTGGGAAGGATCACCTTGCCGTGATGAGACACTGAGGGATCTGAAACGTAAACTCTATCTGGCAATTGCTAATGTTAACATCCTTGAAGGTATACGGTTCTATGTTTCTTTTGCTTGTAGTTTTGCTTTTGGTGAACTTAAACTCATGGAAGGTTCAGCAAAAATTATCTCCCTTATTGCCAGGGATGAGTCACAGCACCTCGTTCTGACTCAGAAGATCTTGAAGAAGTGGAAGGAAGGTGATGATCCTGAGATGCAAGAGATTGCATTAGAGGAGAAAGAAACTGTTCGTCAGATGTTTGCTGAGGCAGTGACCGAAGAGAAAGAGTGGGCGAACTTCTTATTCAAAGAAGGTTCTATGATCGGACTGAACGAGAGACTACTCTCACAGTACGTTGAGTGGATCGCTAACCGTCGTATGAAGTCTATTGGTCTCGAACCCATGTTCGATATCCCTGCTAAGAACAACCCACTGCCATGGACTGAGCACTGGTTGAACTCTAAGGGTCAGCAGAACGCACCACAAGAGACTGAGATTGAATCCTATGTAGTCGGTGGCATCAAGCAAGATGTTGAGAGTGCTACGTTTGCTGACTTCCAACTTTGAGTAAGAAGTCGTGGAAGCATAAGAAGAGGATCCCCTCCAACCCTGTCAGGTCTGTTGGGGATCACATCAAATTCTTAAATGATTTGAAGAAAGACCTTAGGCGACCAGGCACTAGGATGCGAAAAAGAGACTTGACATTATAAATATTATCGGGTACAATGTACCCATCGTTCACTGATCAGGACTCTATATCCTGGTTGGCGCAAGTAAATCGCGGAACGGAGCCGTTCATCCCATGATAGAACTATTATTCTATACATCACTCACTTGCGCTCAGGCCGATGCAATTATGCTTCGGATGAGAACAAATGAGAATATTCCTCCTGAGTATAAGGTGGAATTGATTGAGGTCATGAAGGAATCAACGCCTGATTGCTACCCATGGGACGCATACGATTGAAGGAACGGGGTCTAACCACCTCACTTTCAGGAGTAAATCCATGGCACAAGTCACTTACCGTGGTGTCGCATACGACACCGAGCAGTACAAAGAGAAGGTCATTGCTGAGCAAACTGCTAAGCAAAGATTTGATCTCATGTATCGCGGTACCAGAGTCAACCGTAAGGTTGTACCTGACACCAAAACTGCTTGAACGAATTGAATACCAGGACCCACATGGGTCCTTTTTTCTTACAATTATTAAGGTTATGATGAAAATCTTTTTGGATAGTAGTGATGCTAACGAAATCGAGAGAGCAGTAGAGACTGGTCTTATCGATGGTGTGACTACTAACCCTACGTTGATGCTCAGAGCAGGGCGAGACCCCGAAGAAGTATTAGAAGAGATCTCAGATATGTTCCCCTGGACATCATCTATCTCAGCAGAAGTATCTGGATCAACAGCAGAAGAGATGCTAGTGATGGCAGATGCTTATATTCAGATCAATCCAAACATTACAATCAAAGTTCCTTGCAATGTAGAAGGTCTCAAAGCATGTAAGACTCTTTCTGATAATGAAATTGATGTAAATGTAACCCTTATCTTCTCTACGGCACAGGCAATCCTTGCTGCTAAGGCAGGTGCTAAGTATGTGTCACCCTTTGTAGGAAGATGTAACGACAACAGTGTGAGTGGAGTGGAACTTGTACGTGCGATTGCTGGTGTGTATGCTACTCATCGCATTGACACACAGATACTGGCTGCATCATTAAGAGATGTGCATCATGTCTCCCGCTGCTTCCTGTATGGTGCTAATGTAGTTACGATGCCACCCACGGTATTCTGGAAGATGTATGATCATGTCCTTACTCGCGAAGGACTTACCCAGTTTGAGAAAGACTGGGCAGAGGTACAACGTTTTATTAACACGGATGATGACGAATGAAGGACACACGAATCACAGTAGAAGATTACAAATGTGTATCCGATGAGTTCTTTGACAAGTACAACTATGTCATTGAACGTATGGGACCAGGACCTACCAAGTCTGAGGATGTACTCAAAGTCATGGAAGCACTGAGTGGTGCAGTCATGAAAGAGAGAGCAGACCATGGTGTAGGACCATTTGGATTCAACAAACCAAAGCAGGAGGAGACTGAATGAATTACGATAAGGTAAAAGCAATCGCTCATAACCTCAAACTTCTAGCAATCAGTCTAGAAGATGCCATCAAGGAAGATCCCCAACGATACACAGTGCAATCATCAGAACCACAGATTGGGTATCGTCTTGGTGATGACGATGATGGTTATGCCGATTAAACACCAGTGGAATATAGATTCCGATAACTTACACCCCACCGTATATCTTAGATTGATCTCAGAGATGGAGGGGTGTTGTGCAATCCTCAGTGCTCTTCCCCCAGATGGGACTGACTCTGAGGATTATAAGTATATAAGAGAAGCGTGTAACCGCTACTACAAAGTATACTTTAAGTACAAGAAACATTATGAGGCCACAGAGCGCGAAAGCAAAGGGACGTAGGTTCCAGCAGTGGGTGAGAGACATGCTCATCGAGCATAGAGATATTCACCCAGAAGATATTGAGTCTCGTAGTATGGGTGCTGGTGGTGAAGATATTATGATGGCGAGAGATGCCAGACAGAAGTTTCCATTCAGTATTGAATGTAAGAATGTCGAAAAACTCAATGTATATGATGCATACGATCAAGCGTGTGCAAACTCTGGTGATAACACACCAATTCTATTCATGAAAAAGAATGGAAAGAAACCCCTTGCGGTTGTAGATGCTGAATGGTTTATCAAAAATGTTTACAATTCCAATTGAATCTTTCAAAGTTCCTGACTGGGACAAGTGGAAACCTATCTTACTAGATAAGTGTAATGAGAACAGTCCTCAGGCACATATCACTGGTGGTCGTCTCAATCTACATGAGATGGACACAGATTATCATGAGTTAGTTGGTAAGAAGATCATGCCCAAGTATTATTGGGATGTATTAGACTGTTTAGATCCAATTCTAGATGAGATGCAGATTGATTACCCTCTGGACATCAGAAAGATTGTAGCAATGTGGCATCAGACTACCAAGAATGGTATGTTTCATGGGGTACATAACCATGGACCTGTGGGAATCACTGCTGTATTGTATGTTGATTTCAAACCTGAGATCCATAAGGCAACTACATTCTTCGCACCCTTCCACAACTACATCAACGGTGAGGTGGTGGACTACATGCCTGATGTAAATGAAGGTGACTGTGTGTTCTTTCCATCATACTTACCACACATGCAGGAACCTAACTTCACTGATGTGTCTCGCACTATCATTTCTTTCAACATTATGGGTAAGGAGATGACACCACACGCGGTTGTGCCACGCATCCAACTGCAACAAGGCGGTTGACATCGCAGTCATCCTGCTATATATTAATAGAGTTCTGGACTTAGAGCAAACCATGGATGACTATCTTGATTCAGAAGACTTCTACATGTTAGAACTTCTGATTGACGAACTCCATGAACATGTGGAGCAGGGTGCTGACATGTCAGCATATGCAGTTAACGAAAGAATTAAATCCATTTATGAACTACCGTGATCGTTATGTCACTGTCGAACTGACTGATGATGAGTTTGAACAGATCAATCAAATAGTTTCAGAACACAAGAACTTTAAGACAACAGAAATAGAGAACGTTAGAGAATGTGAAGTCGCCTTCATTGATTCTCAAACACTCTATGATATCATCATGTCTTATGCTACTCGTGTGAATGAAGCAGCGAATTGGTTTTTTGATCTAGACTTTGTTGAACCCTTGCAGGTGACAAAGTATAGTGAAGGTCATCGTTATGATTGGCACCAAGATGAATCTGAATGGCATCCCTTTAAGAGGAATGATCAGAAGATTCGTAAGATATCATTCACTCTCCTACTGAATGATAACTTTGAAGGTGGTGAGTTCCATCTAATCAATCAGGCAGTCCCATTGAAGTCAGCATACATGGTGTTCTTCCATTCGGATGACCCACACATGGTTGCTCCTGTGACCTCAGGCACCCGTCTATCCCTTGTAGGATGGATCCAGGGACCCGCTTGGCGGTAACATGGTTCAGTAGCTCAGTTGGATAGAGCAACTGCCTTCTAAGCAGTCGGTCGCTGGTTCGAGTCCAGCCTGAATCGTCGGGGTTACGCCCCCCGAACACAGTAGAATAAGTAGGAGAGAGACGATCATGACGATCCAATCTAGATTTGCAAACTCTTTGCAAATCCTTCGCGATGCTGCCAACGGAGACATCTCCTTGGAAATCCAGTATCCTCATCTGTTCTCACAGGTCTGTCGCTTTTATGAAAATAAAGGAGTCAGGTTCTTTGGTTCAGATGTTGAAGAAGATTATGCCTACCTTATTGACCACCTTATAGCAGATAATGTACTTGTCTAAATGAAACTTAACCCAGAACCTATACTGTATGATGGCCGAATAGCGAATCCTCGTACCGATTTTATCTACACAGAGAAGATTGACGAGAGCGTTGTTGATGGCATCGTTGACTTTTATCATACTCAAACTATCTTTGAGAAATGGCCTGGGGAAACGATTGATGATAATGGTGGTGGCATGGTAAACACTGCTATCAAAGATTCCATGGACAACCCTGTCTTTATTGGGATCACTGATAGCAGAGTTCGTGATCTCACTGGGGAAGTGAACCGTGTAGTGAATAACTATGTCGATCACTTCCCTCTTTGTTCTAAGACAAATATCTGGAAGATGGAAGAGTTCTTCAATCTTCAATACTATAAACCAGGTGGTGGTTACCACATGTGGCACTGTGAAAGACAGTCATCGAGTAGATCTAATACTTATAGACACCTCGTTTGGATGACGTTCTTAAATGATGTGCCCGATGGTGGTACCGAATGGTTTCATCAAGATCTATATGTTCCTGCTGAAAAAGGTTTGACTGTCATCTGGCCTAGCGATTGGACCTACACCCATAGGGGTCGCAAATCAGACACATCAGAGAAACTGATCGCGACAGGGTGGTATCATTTCCTATAACGTGCTATCATATGCCTAGGTTATCTCACCAGTACATGACACCGATTGTTCTCCTAGAACGCTTTCCCTACCGCTATGTCGAGACAGGTGTTCTCGATAACGGTACTCCCGACTTTCGTATTCAAAAGACTGATGCCCGTACTGGAAGGTACCAGGACATGTATCTCTGTGACAATGCTATGCAGATGAGCACAGCGATGGATGACTTTGAATACACTAAGTGGTTGGATCCAGCAGGAGTTCCCTGCTATGTGCGAGACAATGTAAAATCACCAAAGGACACTGACTAATGACAAACGTTCGTAATGAATTTGACAACGCAGTAGATGCACTGCGATCTGCTTTGAAAGCAGCAATTGACGATCCTACATTTGATCGCAACAATCTTAGTGAGGTATGGCGACACTATCAAGGTCTCCAAACTATCACTGAGAGGATTCCAGGAGGCGCTACAAGTGCCTTCACTCAGGATCTAGGACTCAGTACATCAGATTATATTAATTTTGATCTGAGTGACACCGTGGCAGCAGCAGGCAACATTGAAATCAACACTCCTGGTCAAGACATGATCTCGTTTGGTTGACAAATCTTAACAAATCCTATATAGTAGGACCTGTTACATAACTTTACAACTCATGACTGTTACTTCTAACGACCGTGGCCAGCAAAACATGTGGGCAACTGAACCCCGTATGTATATTGACCCAACCGAAGCAGAACGCTATGGTTACGAAACCTATGCCGAACGTGCAGAAAAACTGAATGGACGTACTGCTATGCTTGGATTTGTTGCTGCTGTTATTTCCTACGCTACTAGTGGTAGTGTATTTTTCTTTGGTATCTTTGGTTTCTAATGCAACAAACTTATACAGAAGAGTCCCTGATCGAGACAGTTGCTGCTCTCGGATGGGACGTGAGGCATGACAACATCGTGGTTGAAGTTGGAGGCACTGTTGTCTCTGGCATCCACCAAGGTGAAAACTACAATAAGAAGTGGGCAACACCTTATGGTACTCGCAAGTTCAATAAGGATGCCTTCATTGTGATCAAGAACCTATCCAGGAATGACGACACTAAGTCTCAACCTATGGACAGACCTCACGAACCACATCATTCAAAGACACCAGACATTGTTGTCAACATGGACGGTGGTGTAGGTGGTTCTTGGGAAGTTACTGAGGAGACTAACGATGTTCCTACCTGAGGTAACTTTCAAATACAGTAAGGGTGACACCTGGGTAGACATTGATACCCATCATTTGTTTGATCGTAAGCGTAGTGTAGTATTCTCACTACCTGGTGCATTCACACCCACTTGTACTACAAGACAACTACCTGCATACGATGAACTTTATCCTGAGTTCATGAAGTATGTTAATGAAGTCTACTGTATTTCTGTTAACGATTCCTTTGTAATGAACCAATGGTTCAGTCAAGTCAAAGTTCAAAATGTAAAACCAATTCCAGACGGAGCATGTGAATTCACTAGCGCCATGGGAATGGCAGTGAACAAAGCAAACTTTGGATTTGGATATCGATCATGGCGATATGCTATGGTAGTAAATAATGGTGAGATTGAAAGGATCTTTGAAGAACCTGGTAAGGTAGGTCTCTGCCCCGCAGATCCCTACTCTGTTTCATCTCCACAAACCGTACTCAACTATCTACAAGAACAATGAACGAAAAAGCAGAACGCATCAATGGATGGGCAGCAATGCTCGGAGTCATCGCAGCACTCGGTGCATACGCACTGACAGGACAGGTTATCCCTGGCATCTGGTAAACTAAATAAATCTGTGTTGAACGCAGATCAATGGAGAGATACGCATTAGAATTTAATTTGAATGGTAGATGGATCAGATTGAAACACTACAATAATCTCACTAGAATCAAGGCAGAGTTTTACATTTATCTCTGCTCACGAATGAGTATCTCTCCCACCTGTAAAAAAGAACTACGTTGTGTATCACTATGATTGAAGATTGGAGATACAATCCTGAGCGCCTAGATGATAGGCGCTTTTGTTTAGCCGCCCTTGTCATGCATGGGTGTCAGATTGATAGAAAAGTATATGAATTCTGTCATGACTACACATCCAGCGGTGCATGTCAAGGCATGTTGGGACAGTTCACAGAAGGCAAGGGTGCTCCTGAGGCATTCCGAGTCGTTTATGATGCCTTCCAGTCCTGGTTGATCGAGACAGATCAGGGGACAGATTACGAACTGGTTCAGCAGGAAGGGGTTGACAAAATCGGATAATGCCTATATATTATATGAGTCGTTACAAAACGACACACAACACGCCTTACCAAGACTAAACAGCGTGTCTAAACAACAGTCTTTAATACCTGCCTCTGAGGGTGAGACAGGAATAATTTACTAGTGTTTCCCTGCACTCATACCTAACCCTTTTTCAAAATGTCCACACTTTCAAGACAACAATCTACTTCCTCGTGGGAATCTTTCTGCGAGTGGGTCACCTCCACCAACAACCGTTTGTATGTTGGTTGGTTCGGTGTACTGATGATCCCAACTCTGTTGGCGGCAACCATCTGCTTCATCGTTGCTTTCGTAGCAGCACCTCCCGTCGATATTGACGGCATCCGCGAACCCGTAGCAGGTTCACTTATGTATGGAAACAACATCATCTCTGGTGCTGTTGTCCCATCCTCCAACGCAATTGGTCTTCACTTCTACCCCATCTGGGAAGCAGCATCTCTCGATGAGTGGCTGTACAATGGTGGTCCTTTCCAACTCGTAGTCTTCCACTTCCTGATCGGCATCTATGCCTACATGGGACGTGAATGGGAACTCTCATACCGCCTTGGTATGCGCCCCTGGATCTGTGTTGCTTACTCAGCACCAGTCGCTGCTGCAAGTGCAGTATTCCTAGTCTATCCGTTCGGTCAAGGTTCTTTCTCCGATGCTATGCCTCTTGGTATCTCTGGTACTTTTAACTACATGCTTGTATTCCAAGCAGAACACAATATCCTTATGCACCCGTTCCACATGCTCGGTGTTGCTGGGGTATTCGGTGGATCTCTTTTCTCTGCTATGCATGGAAGTCTCGTTACTTCTTCGCTCGTCCGTGAGACGACAGAAACTGAGTCACAAAACTATGGTTACAAGTTCGGTCAAGAAGAAGAGACCTACAACATCGTCGCAGCCCATGGTTACTTCGGTCGTTTGATCTTCCAATACGCATCCTTCAACAACAGCAGAAGTCTTCACTTCTTCCTTGCTGCATGGCCTGTGGTTGGTATCTGGTTCACTGCTCTTGGTGTTAGCACCATG